GGCATTAAGTCAATACTCCCCAGGAGTGCTAGTAAGGGAAATCGATCGTAGCACTGGCACAACTTTTTCTAACCCAACATTTGCAGCAATTGCTGGTCCTTTTTCGCAGGGTCCAGTAAACGAAGTTAGAGTAATCACCAGCGAGAGACAACTAGAAACTGTATTTGGTAAGCCAAATGACAGCAACTATGAAACTTGGTTCTCTGCTGCACAGTACCTCCTTTATGGTGGAACTCTAAAAGTTATCAGAACTGATGGTTCGACCCTAAAGAACTCAGTTACTAATGGAACTGCTGTAAAGATTAGAAATCTACAAGATTACGAAACCAACTACGAGACAAGCAACGCTTCCTGGTACTACGCAAGCAAGACTCCTGGTGCATATGCAAATGGAGTAAGAGTGTATGTTACTGATGCTGGTGCTGATCAGATCCTAAACCTACCTGCTCCTTCATCTGGAGATGAGTGGCAGTTCGCAATTGGCGATGAAGTATCTGCTGCATCTGGTGCATCTGGTAAAGTTTATAGCTACAGAATCAACCTAAAGGTATCTGGAGTTGTTGGAACTTTTGTTCCTGGAGCTGCAACATTCGATGGAGAAACTGGCACTATCCTAGCATACGATGCATCGTCTTCAACTCTACAAGTTGAACTTGCATCTGATCATACTGGAATTCTAGTTGCTGGCGATGCTGTTGTTCAGTCATCTTCAGGTGCATCCGCAACAATTTCTACTGGTGGAGTAAACAGACAGTTACTAGTTGTACTAGATAAAAGTTCGGTTAACTTTGCTGCTGCTGATTCTGTAAGTGATGCAAATAGTAACGCTGTTGCAGTCACTACTGTAGAGAATGAGTATCAAACTAGAGATGTATTCCCTGGTCTAAGATGGATCAATGTTGCACCTCGTCCTGGTACTTCACCTTACGCACAATCAAAGAATGGATTCAGAGATGAACTCCACATTCTAGTTGTTGATGCTGACGGTAGAATCACAGGAACTCCAAATACCATTCTAGAGAGACTTCTATTCCTTTCTAAGGCATCTGATGCTAAGACAGCAAATGGTGAGTCAAACTACTACAAATCAAGCATTAAGTTTGCATCAAACTACCTATATGCAGGTGGACTTGATGAGGTCAATAGATTTGTTGTGGGAGCAACCGCAGCTGCTGGAAATTGGAATCAAATTGCAGCAAATCATTCCTTTAACCTAATTCATAGCACAACTGGTGTTAAGAATACAATAACTGAGTCAGTTGAAGTTAACAGCGTATATGGTGCAACTGTAGAGTACATTCTTGGTACTGCTGCTGGAACTGAAGGTGTAGAAAACTACGCTCCAAGTTCTGGAGAGTATCAGACCGCAATCAATCTAATTTCAGATCCTGAGGTAGAGTCAATTGATTTTATCATTCCAGGAAGCATGGGTTCTAGCGAATCTGAAGCACTAGCAAAAGCAAATACTCTAGTTTCTCTAGTAGAGTCGAGAAAAGATTGCATGACTTTCTTCTCTCCATACAGAGACCTAGTAATTGGTATCAATGATACTGATGTAATTACTACAAATCTAGTTGATTACTTCAGACAAGTTCCTAGCACTTCATATGCAGTTCTAGACAGTGGATATAAGTATATCTACGATAGATACAATGATACTTTCAGATACATCCCATGTGCTGCTGACATTGCTGGTCTATGCCTAGCAACTGCTCAGGTTGAAGCAGAGTGGTATTCACCTGCTGGTCTATCGAGAGGTGTTATCAGAAATGCAATTAAACTTGCATATTCACCATCCAAGCAGCAAAGAGATCAACTATATGTTGAGAGAGTAAATCCAATCGTATCCTTCCCTGGATCTGGAATCGTACTCTTCGGTGACAAAACTGCTCTAGGTTATGCATCAGCATTTGATAGAATCAATGTTAGAAGACTATTCCTCCTATGTGAAAAAGTTATTTCTAACGCTGCTAAGAGTCTACTATTCGAGCTAAACGATGAGACTTCGAGAGCATCATTCGTTAACAGCGTTGATCCATTCCTCAGAAACATTCAAGCAAGAAGAGGTCTACAAGATTACCTAGTCAAGTGCGATTCTGAGAATAATACTCCAGATTCAATTGATAGAGGAGAACTATATGCTGAGATTTATCTAAAACCAACCAGAACTATCAACTACATTACTCTAACATTTGTTGCAACAAGATCTGGTATCTCGTTTAATGAAGTTGCTTCGTAATAACCACTCGACTAAACTATAAGGAGGAAAACACAAATGGCAACTAACAATAGAGGTCCTATCACAGCGTTCATGGGTGCGCTAGATGTAGATTTCGCAAGACCTAATCTATTCCAGGTAGACATTTCTCTACCTGGTTCAACCCCTGGAAGTTCAATCGGTATTGGAGCAGCTGGTACTGCTCTAGCAGGTGTATCTGCAAATGATATCGTAAGACTCGCTTCATTCACTGTAAAGGCAGCTCAACTACCTTCATCAACTGTTGGTGTTATCGAGGTTCCTTTCCGTGGAAGAATGCTCAAGATTGCTGGAGACAGAACATTTGAGCCATGGACGATTACGATCCAGAACGACACTACCCACACCCTAAGACAAGTATTCCTTCAGTGGATGGAAGCAATTCAAGTCCACGAAGAGAATGCTACCAGAATCCGTTATGGTGAGACTGCTGCAACCAGTGCAGATTATCTAAACTACATGGCAGACATGAAGGTTACTCAACTTGACAGAAGAGGAAACGCTGTTGTTTCATACAAGTTCAAGGATTGCTGGCCATCCAATGTTGCTGCTATTGATCTTGATTATGGATCAAATGATGCGATTGAAGAGTTCACTGTAGAACTACAAACTCAGTATTGGACTATCGAAACTCCAGCAACTGATGCTGAGCTAGTATCTGGTAATCCACCAATCGCTCCATCATACACCTCATAATAACTTTGATAAATAGTATCGGATTAATCTTCGATACTATAAAATGTCTCAGTTATTTGGATACTCCATAGAGAGAGCAAAGAAGGTTCCGAAAGGGCCTTCTTTTGTGCAGAAAGACAGTTTAGACGGTGCAACTCCCATTTCTGGTGGTGGTCATTTTGGATACTACCTAGATATTGATGGTACTGTAAAAAATGAATGGGAGTTGATCACTCGTTATAGAAATATGGTCATGCAACCAGAGTGTGACTCTGCAGTTGATGATGTTGTCAATGAAGCAATTTGCGGAAACTTTGACGATGTTCCAGTTGAGATTGAACTGTCAAACTTGAAAGGTGTTAGTGATAAAGTTAAAAAACTTATCAGAGAAGAGTTTGATTATGTTCTAGATCTCTTAGATTTTGATAATAACTCATACGATATCTTCCGTCGTTGGTATGTTGATGGAAGACTATTCTATCACAAAATGATCGATCCTAAGGATCCGAAGCAAGGGATCATTGAACTGAGATATATTGATCCTAGAAAAATTCGCAAGGTAATGGAGATTGAAAATAAACCTGGGCGAGTTGATCCTAGTGATCCAAAAGAAGTGTTCATGCAAAAGACCGTAGAGTATTACATCTACAATGCTAAGGGATTCAAGTCTGGTGCTGGAGAGACGCAAGGTATCAGAATTGCTCCAGATGCAATCACATATGTTCATTCAGGTATCTTTGATATGAACAAAAATATGGTGATCTCGCATCTCCATAAAGCAATTAAAGCAGTGAATCAACTTCGCATGATCGAAGACTCACTGGTTATTTACCGTTTATCGCGTGCTCCTGAGCGTAGAATTTTCTACATTGATGTTGGCAATCTACCAAAGATCAAAGCAGAACAATACCTTCGTGAGGTTATGTCTCGCTATAGAAACAAGTTAGTGTATGACGCTAACACTGGTGAGATCAAGGATGATAAAAAGTTCATGAGTATGCTTGAAGATTTCTGGCTTCCTCGTCGTGAAGGTGGTAGAGGAACTGAGATCTCTACTCTTCCTGGTGGTCAGAATCTTGGAGAACTGGAAGATGTTAAGTACTTCCAGAAGAAACTGTACAAGTCACTTAATGTTCCATCATCTCGTTTAGAGACAGAAACTACATTTAACATCGGTCGTTCGACTGAAATTACGAGAGACGAACTCAAGTTCCAGAAGTTTATCAATCGTCTTCGTAAGCAGTTCTCTGAATTGTTTGCAGACATTCTAAAGACTCAGTTAGTTCTAAAGGGTATTATTACCCTAGAAGATTGGGAAGAAATTAAAAATCATATTCAATTTGATTTCATTGCGGATAATTATTTCAATGAACTCAAAAATATGGAGATGATGAATGAAAGACTAAATCTTGTTGGAGCAATGGATCCATTTGTAGGTAAGTACTTCTCGATTGAACAAATTCGTCGTCAAGTTCTACAACAAACTGAGCGTGAGTTTAAGGAGATCGATAAGCAAATTGAAAAAGAAATGGCAGATGGTAAGATCATGGATCCAAATGCAATGGTAGATCCTGCATCTGGAATGCCTATGGATCAGGGTGCTGCTCCCGTAGATGCAGCTGGTGGCGGGGAAATGGATCAAGGTGGAGCACAGATTGGAGA